TTATGCTCCTAATTGAGCTTTTAATTTTTTCTTATCTTCAAAATTGAGAATATTTATGTTGTATTCGTTTAATGCTTCTTGGTATTCATCTTTCAATTCTTTATATCCATCAGAACTTATAATGATTGATAAGCTTTCATTTCTACCATAACGTATTGTACGATTTTCTGTTGTATCTAACCAACTAGAAAGTATAAAATGTAGTTTGTCTTTTGTTATTTTATTATGAACTTGAACTAATTTGTATTTCCCTTTAGACATCGCTAAAAAATTAAATTTATGCTCTAATCTTGATTTACCAGCTATAGATAGGTCAGGGAATACATTATATTCAGAGCTTTCATTGAAATAACTTTTTACATCTTCTAGAAAATGAGACTGGACTGTTTGTGGGTGTAACAGTGATAGGTCATAAACATTAAGAAGTACTTGTGTCATATCGTGTATCGCTTGTCCTAAATTATGTTTTTTAGCTTTTTTTATTATTTCATCACCCATTAATTCTAATCCGTTATAGTTTAAGATAGATTTTAATAAATGGTGACGTTTATTTTTTTTTGTTAAATCAATTCCATTTAACTGCAAATCCCAAAGAGTAAAACCGTCATCAGTAAGAATATAATATTTACCATCATATTTTATTGTAAAAGAAATACCGTCTCCGTAGGTGTTGACAAAAGGTGTAATTACCTCTTGACTGTCGCCTTCCAATAGATTAACATGTGTATTCTCTTTTATGTATTCTATATATGAATCTTTTATTTTATTGCTATCCATTGTAAGAACACCTCCTTTTACTTTATTATATAAGATTTCTTTGTATTTGTATAGAAAGATTATCGTTTTTATCAGTATTTGAGAATTTTAATATTGAGTCTAATATTATTATAAAATCATTAGTATTTTTAATGTTTTCATAAGGTAAAGGAAAGGCTTTGTAATGAGTGTATCCGTCATTTTTATCTATATATTCTTGTTCAGAAAATATATTTATTCTATTTCCACGTACTATTTCACCATCAGCATTTTTATGAAAGTTGTTATTTAAATTAATTCTGAATAGTGTGTGATTATAACGAACTTCTCTAAAGTTAAATACTTTACTTCTTAGTGAATACTTATAAGATAAAATAAATTTTTCACCTGTTGTGGATTGAATTTTTATATCACCACTTGTATGTTCATCTTCTTTTATTGTTTTATTATGTTTTTCAAATATAACTTTTAAAATACTCAAAAGATCCTGAGCTTCTTTATCTGTTAGATATAATTCCATTTTACCCTCCCTTTAAAACTTCCTTCTTAACTCAACAACTCGTCCAACTATCACTACTGGTTTAGTAACAACTTCTTCGTTTGAAAAATACATAGGTGAGTATTCTGAATTGTTAGATATTAACATTATTCCATTATCAAGCTTTTCAAACTTCTTACATGTGGCATCATCTCCATTTACTAGGGCGATAACCACATCTCCATTGTTAGCTGTTGATTGTTGTTTTACGATAACAGTATCTCCATCGTTTATATCTGGTTTCATACTATCACCTTTGATTCTAAGTCCAAAAAATTCGCCTTGATTCTGCCATGATTGAGGTATCTCCTCATAGTCTAATATATCCTCAACAGCTGAAATAGGTATTCCTGCTGCTACTGTTCCTAAGACTGGAATTTTTATCCCTTGTGAGTTCGTGTCTTCTTTCACACCTAATAGAAAATTAGGAGTAGTGTGAAGTGCTGAAGCAAAATCACCTATTCTGTTAAGAGGTAACTCTCTTGTACCATTAAAATATCTTGAGATAGCAGATTTAGCTATTCCTACTCTGCGTGCTAGTTCACTCATTGACATATTTTGTTCTGCAGTCATCTTTTTTACTAGTTCTACTACTTCGCTATTACTATTCATTTTTAATTACCTCCTATTTTCATAATTACATTATAACATTGTTCCCATTTGAACACAAGAATTATGATAAAAAAACATTTATTATATTTTTTTAAAAAAAGTGTTGACAAATAAGAACAAGTTTGTTATTATTAAAGTGTACTCGATAGAGAACGAATAAAAGAAAGGAGATATCATGAAATTAGATGTAAAAAGATTAAAAGCAGAAAGAATTGCTAAAGGTTTATCTCAAGAGGATATGGCATATCTCATGGGATGGAAATCGAGAACGCCCTATGTTAAAAGGGAATTAGGCATAATTGATATAGGTGTGGATGAATTTTTAAAAATGATAAAAATTCTAGGTTACACTGAAAATAATATATCTATTTTTTTTAAAGAAGACGTTCTCGAAAGAGAACAAAAGGAGTAATGAACAAATCAATTGAACTCCCTTATTTCTAAGATAGAAGAAAGGAGGAGTGGGTATGGAGATAAAAACTGAAACTATTATAAATAAAAATAATGAACTTGTAGATGTTAAATACACAGAAGTTAATACTCATGATAAATTTTCTCTTAAAGAAGAAGAACCAATTAGAAATGAGATTATTAATGTTTTAGCTAAACATAATCTTCCTTATTGGAAAGCTAGAAAGGTTTTAGAAAGAACTACAGCATTCCTAGATAAAGAAGCTGTAGTACAGGAGATTAAATAAGGAGGAAATAATGGAGAAACTAATATTAATTGCAGGTGCGATATTTATTACAAAAAAATTAATAGACCACGCAAACGAGCGTAAGTCTATTAATGTTGACTCTAATCTTCTTGGCGCAACAATTTATGGTACTCTGCAAGATAGAAGAAAGGAGGAGTAGATGTGTTATCAGAATATTATGAACTGATAAAAAGTGAATTAATGAATGCAATAACAATTGTTGGATATATTTTGATATTGCACACATTAATAACTACTATTCTTTCAGAAATTATTGGTACTTTACTTAATTTTAAAGATAAACGGACGAATAAGAGCAAAAAAAGCGATAAATGTAGTAAAAAATGAAAATTGTGATTCATTAAGTGCTATAGAAAAAAATACTAATATGAATGTAAGTATTCCTAATTTTAACATTAATAAATTGATTTTATCAAAGGTTTCATAAGATATAACTTTTCTTTTATAACCTAAGAAAAATGCTAAAGTAGGAAGACCGAATATTAGGACAGCAAACATTAATATTCCCAATGCTATTGACACTGTATGCATATTAATATTATCTATCATTTTTAAAAGAACGCTATCGTATCCTTTACTTTTTAAGTATATTAAATATTTATAGAAATAATTTAAACATAAAAAAGGTAAAAGGATAGCGAGCAATACAATTTCACGAATAAATTGTAATTTAGATTTATTCATATAATTCACCTCCTTTGGTGTAATTATAACACAAGAGAAAGGAGGAGTGAGGATGGAAATAAAGAAATTAATTTTTTTAGATGATACATATTTAGAAAATTGTACTTTATCTCATGATATTCCAAAAGAAATAGCCGAAATATCTAATAGTTTCGTGAAAATAACTACTGATAAATCGACTATACAATATGTAAATTTAGATTACATTCAGATAATTATACCTAAGAATTTAAAAGTTATTTCTTCGACTAGACCATGCAATTAAAATAGCAAAGGTGTTAGATATCGATTTAAACAAATTGAAAGAAGGTGATTAAAATGCAAGAAGTTTACGACGCTTATTCAGATAAAAAAAAGAATCCAGATCATTGGGTTAAACGAACTATATTACGTAAAATTTTAGAAATGGACAAATCAAAAGATAAGTTCAATAAATTTATTAACGAAATAGAAGGACTTGATGATTCATATTTTTATATACAAGGAACTTTAAAAACGAATAAAACTTTTAATAAAGTAAGAATTTATAATTATATAAATCAAAAAAATAGAGAGGAGGAACGACAAAATGCTCAAAAGAAAAATAAAGAAAGATAAATTAAACGTGATTTATTGGACAATCGCTGTAATTAGCATGTGTTTCTTAACATTGACAAATATCGATTGGCAATTGATAGGCGGAATAGCAACCGGATCAATAGCGATGATTCAATTCTTATTTGATAAAGATTTTGCTAAAAAATATTTTAATTAGGAGGAATGTATGAATAAGTTTAAAAAATTATTCTATAGAAGAGGGTTTGAATTAATAGATGACTTAAATGGAGAATTACCTGTTAAATCTACAGTACATAGTGCAGGTGTTGATTTTATAGCTAGTCAAGATATCGTGATTCCTGCATTTAGATTTAAAGGCGAAGCAACACTAGTGCCAACTGGATTAAAAGCATTTATGCCAAAGAATGAATGTTTATTAATATTTGCAAGAAGTAGCTTGCCGGTTAATCGTGGACTAGTAATGAGTAACGGTGTAGGAGTTGTAGATTCAGATTACTATAACAACCCAAAAAATGAAGGTCATATATTGTTGGAGTTCAATAATTTAACAAACAAACATTTAACAATAAAAAAAGGTGAAAGAATTGGACAAGGTATTTTCTATAAAGTACCTAAGGTAAGTTATGGAGTTAGATTAAAAGGAGATAAGCGTGGTGGAGGATTTGGAAGTACAAATAAAGAATAGTTTTAGTGAAAAACAAATGGAAATGCTCAAGCATCTAAATGATTATGGTGTTAAGGTAGAACCTTATGTAAAAGAAAAATTTCCAACAGGATTTGAAAGTTATGAATTATTTGAAGTACTAGAAGAATATTTCACTCACACAGCTAAACTATTAAAACAAAAGTATTTAGAAGAGGAGTGTTAGCTAATGAATATTCCTAATTTCAGAGCATATGTTGATAAAAAAATGTATAAAGTTATTGGTTGGTATGGTGATTATATCACATTAGGAAGAAAGTATGAAAGTAGATATATTCAATCAATAAATGTAAAGAAAAATGATGTAATTATCATGTATGGTAGTGATTTAAAAGATAAAAAAGGAAATGAAATATTTAGTGGAGATATTGTTAAAAATACTGATAAAGATATTGGAATAGTGAGATATAAAGATGGAGCTTTTGAGGTAGATTTTAAGCAGTATATCCCAGCACAATTAGGACTGATAAATGATGATTTAGAAATAATTGGAGATATTCATAGAAATAAAAAATTACTAGATAAGATTATTAATAATAATAAAAAAGTTATTTGTTTAAATAACGTAGAAAAAAGGATTAATAAAAAAAGGAAAAGAACGTCTAAATAGACGTTCAGCGATTACCTATAATATATCATAATTAATCCAAAAATGCAAGATTCCAAAAGAAAAAGGTGATATTTATGTTGTTATTTGATGAACAGCCAATAGTATTTGATAGAACGTTAGCAAGAGAAATTGGTGATAGATCAGCTACAGTATTGCAGCGTGTTCATTATTGGATAGAAATAAATCGGAAAAATAGAGATGAAAAAGCATATAAGGACGGACATTATTGGACTTATAAATCTATTAGAAGATGGTATGAAGAAGATTTTGATTACTTATCATTTTCTACAGTTAGAAGAACCTTTGAGGATCTAATAGAAAAAGAGTTTTTGATAACCGGAGATTATAACAAATTTGGTGCAGACAGGACAAAATGGTATAGAGTTAATAAAGAAAAAGTTAAAGAACTTTATATAAAATTGGAAAAAGAGAAGAATAAAAAGCAGTTGTCAAATACAACAAATGCAAATGCTCAAAATGAACCAATGCAAAAGCCCAAAATGAGCAATTCTGAAATGCTCAAAATGAACCAACCTATACATAAGAATAATATAAGAATAATTAATAATGATTATATATCATCTCATTCTAATAATATTATATATAGCGAAGAAAAAAAGCAAATGGATGAGAGAGTGAATGATGAAAACAACAAAACTAATAGTCTTAAAAAGAAATACAACACACAGTATTTCAAAGACAGCTTTGGGTATTCCCGAGTCAGCATGAATAAAAAAAAGGAATTAGACAAGTGGATTAAATACGCAGTTGATATTTGTTTAATGCCTCCTGATACAAGACTTCACATAGGAAAACAGAGTGTAAAAGCTAGTGAAGTAGTAGAGAGATTAACAGAGTTGAGGCATGAACATATTAATTATATATTTTCTAGATTAAGTCAAGTTAAGTATCCTACAAATCATCAGAATTATATGTTAGCAGTCCTGTTTAATGCTAAAGATCAATACGAGAGTAGTATTTCAACATTTACAGGGGGCAAGAATAACATCCCTGGTAAATACGTTGTACCTGTTCCAGATTATTTAAAAGATAGGATAGCTGGTAAGAGTAAAACAAAGGAGGAAAGAGTAGTTACTGATGAAGATGAAGAAGCATACAAGGAAATGATGAGTGAATTAACAAAAGGAAAAGAACGCAATGATGTTTAGTGATAATTTCTAACAGGAGGTTATCGATTTGGAATTTGTAGAACCACTTAGGACACAAGAAGAACTAGATGCAATGAATTATTATTTTAAAAGTAGAAGTGAGCGTGATTACTTACTTTACTACATGGGAATAAATGTAGCTTTTAGAATTAGTGATTTATTAGGATTAAAGGTTGGTGATGTAAGAAACAGGGATAAGATAAGAAGGCGTGAAATGAAGACTGGGAAGTTAAGAGAAATGGTTGTATTACCTAAATTAAAGCGTGTGTTAGATGATTACTGCATGGATAAAGAAGATGAAGAATACTTATTTAAATCAACACGATATAAGAACTCTAACAGACCAATAACAAGGACACAAGCATACAGGATATTAAAGACTGGTGCTAAAGAGTGCGGGATAAAGAATATAGGTACACATAGTTTTAGAAAGACATTTGGTTATCATTTTTACAAAGAAAGTAAGGATGTAGTAACACTCATGAAATTATTCAACCATCATGATCCTAGTATTACATTAAGATATATTGGAATAGAACGTGATGAGATGAGTAAAGCTGTTAAAAAATGGGGTGGCTTATAGACATCATTTTTAAAAAAAATCTATTATGTAACCAATAAGGGAAACATTACATAGGTAAAAATGCAATATATTTAAAATACTGATAGCAGTAAGGTTTGAAGATATTAACTAAATGTAACACTTTATAAGATATGATACATACTTATATGATAAATTAATCACTCACTCATTCATTCAAAATATAAATTAAGGAGAAGAATTAATGATTAATAACGTAGTTTTAGTAGGAAGACTAACAAGAGATTTAGAATTAAGATACACTACCTCAAATAAAGCAGCTGTTAATTTTACATTAGCAGTAAATAGAAACTTTAAAAATGAAAGAGGAGAATTTCCAGCAGATTTCATAGGTTGTACTGCTTATGGGAAACAAGCAGAGAATATGGCACGATTTCTAAATAAAGGAAGCTTGATTGGTGTAGAGGGTAGAATTTCTACAAGGAATTATCAAGGAAAAGACGGAAAGACAGTATATATTACAGAAGTAATTGCAGATAAAATTAACTTTTTAGAGAGCAAAAAACAAGGTAATAACAATCAACAAGCATATCCAGAGTCAAGCAATGTTACTGATTTCTATGATTTCAACAGCGAGTACAATCCATTTGTGGAGCAATAACTAATATGTTTTCTTAGAAAGGATAGAATAAAAAATGGGAAAAAAGAAAATCATTAGAAATAATTTCAGTATAACAAAGCCTGGTCAGAAGAAATTGACAAAACGGGAAGCAATAGATCTAACCATAAACGAAATAGAAGAGAGCTACACTAAAAGATTAAATACAGAAGTTAATATAAAAGTAGCAGATTTCATTGGTGACTTTTGTTTAGCATTAGCATGGAGCTTAAGACATAATCATAATTACGGAGCTAAAAGAATTGAACGTGCTATTAGAGAATTATTTGAAGTAGTAAGTGATGCGAAAATGAAAGAAGCTGGACAGATACTATTTGACATGAGCGAGATTAAAGAACAGCTTTTAGTTGAAACTGGATTAGATATAGAACCTGTAATAGTAGAAGAAGTTAACAAACATTTAACTAGGGTAAAGGAGTTTAAGAAAAATGAATAAAGTCGTAACTATTAAAGAAATGATTGAAACCATTAAAGAAAAAACGAACTGGAGCGAAGCTATTTTAGCAATCGAGCTAGGAGTAGATTCACAGAATTTATTAGCATGGAAAAAAGGAAGAACGCCACGATCTAAAAATTATAAGAGATTAAAAGAAATATATGAAAGTTTAAGTAAAGATGATAAAGAAGATGAATTATCGTTGAAGTTTAAACAAACAGAAAATAATATATTAGAAGCACTTAATGATGTTAATGTTAATTTAAAAGAATCACTAGAAGCTCTTAGTGTAGCACATAGAGATTTAGCTTTTGCAAATTCTAACGTTAAAGCATGGAAAAATAAAAAAAATAAGTTAGAAAGGAAATTAAAAGAAATAAGAAGGGAATGGGAGGAAAACAATGTATAAAAAGTCAATGTTTAAAAATGCTAAAAGAGTAGACGTTATAGAAACAACTCCTGACAAAGTGGAAAGTTATATTGAAGCTTATAAACGCGGAGAAATAATAGATTTACCACCACTAGCAGAAAACGAGGAAATAAAAGAAATCAGTATTATTGGAGGGACAGCTATTATTTACGTTGACGATATAGGAGGAAAATATGGCAAGGAATAAATTAATAGATCTAAATAATCATTTATTTGAAGCATTAGAAAGAATTAATGATGAAAACTTAAAAGGAGAAAGTTTACAAGAAGAAATGGCAAGA